TTGTTAAACCCAACCAGTACACATAAGATAATGTATACTGCTACAAATATCCATAACCCTATTTCTTTCATAGGTGTATATTGGATATAATCACAGCAACACAGATAGCACCAAAACCGCCCATCGCACCCCAAATGAGTTTGTTAAGCATGGTTTCAATCCTGTCCAGTCGTTTGTGAATTGTTGAATATCGCTCTGCACAGAGCTTCTCGTGTGCTAATAATTCTTCGTGCGGTGTCATGTATTGCCTTTCGGTGCGTTATATAGGTTGATAGGGGGTAAGTTTATTTCGTGCCACATTATTCTTGTATTTCTTGTTCGCCACCAATTAATAAGCCTCTTGTACCTAATACTTGTCTTGGTGTTTCAAATAATCTTGGCTGTCTACCAAGTCTTAAAGATTGTTCTAATTCTTTAAATTTTCTTAAACCAATATCTGTTGCAGCTTTTCTTGCCGCTCCTCCTATAGCTGGAACAGCTGCCCCACCTATAAATGCTCCAGGCAAACCAAATGTTGATCCAATACTAGCACCTAACCCAGCACCAATGCCTGTAGGTATAGATGATGTAGGTGCATACTTACCTATTGCTCTATAAAAGTTTTGCAATGATCCGCCTTTAGCAGTTTCTCTAATAGCTTGTTGTTCAACTTGAGTAAAAGCTCTCATTTTCTTTTTATTAACAGCAAGATTTACTAATCTACTACGCAATGCTTGCTCCATACCTGATTGTGTAAAATTAGCAGATGCTCTTAATTCAGCAACATTAAAAATATCATCTAATGTTTCTGCTTTTACTGCCATCTTATAAGATTCTCTTGCATTTTTAATTGCATCAATACCTTTTTTATTACCAACTAAAAACATATCAGGATCAGCAGTTTCTACAAAATTATCCAATTCTTCTATAATCATTCGACCTAAATTTCTTTCTGCATTATCTGTAGAAGATGCTGCACCTTTAGCAACTTTTCGTAAAGTGTCTATATCGCCTAAAGTATTAGATTTTTTTGCATCTTCTTTAATTCTGTTTAATACTGCAAAAGAAGTTGGTGTTACATCTTTATCTAATCCTGTCTTTTTTAATTTAACTTCTAGTTCTTTTGTAAAAGATTGAAATGGGTCTTTTTTAAATACAATGCCAGCTTCTTCAGCTTCTTTGTATAATGCAGAAGCATTACGTTTTAATTCAGTTATTGTTGGTATTGCCTCTGTTCTTCTTGGAGCTTTAATTCCAAAAGGCAATGCTGTGGCAACACCAGCTAATGTTCCTGCTAATGGGCTTTCCGATGTTTCTGTTACTGCCTGCGTAGCTGCTCCTACTGGAACGCTTGCTGCTAGTTGTCTTTCAGGCAATGTAGATAATTGTGTAGCAATACCACGACCTACAGGAGTAGTTGCTGTAGTTGCTAATCGTGATAATGCACTTAATTGCCCACCAACACCACCTAAAGCTTCACCTCCAGCTTGTAATGCACGTTCTGTTGTTGTTTGTGGCTCAGGAAAGCCTAATTTAGTTAAACCACGTTGTGCCAATTCATAAGGTGATCCTGTTTCTATTCCAACAGCACCTAATCCTTTAGACACTAATTCAGCAGCAGGAAGTGCTAATGAACCAGCAATAGCTCCTGGAGGACCAGCTAATGAGCCGCCAAGAATAGCACCAGTTGTAGGAATTGCTAATCCTCTAGCTAGCGAACCAGCTTTACGACTAACTTGTTCTAATGTTGATGGTTCTTGTTGTGATTGGATTAAAGCATAATTATATGCTTGTTGATCTGTTAATTCTTTATCAGATTCAACCTCAAAAGTGCCTACATTTGGTATTTCTACCTCATATATATTAGCCATTTTTTTTCCTTACTTTAACACCCTCTGGAAGTTTTGGAGTTTGTTCTCTTAATTTTTGTGCTTCAGGAGTTTCAACTGATGCACTTAAAGCCTGATCTAATGCTTCTTGACCGCCAGCAGCTTTTACAATATCACCATAAATTGTTTTAACTCTTTTTAAGTTATATTCTAAAACAGCTATTGGTTGACCAATATCTAATCCACCTAAAACACTAGCCAACATATCTAATTGACTTTGTGGAACTTGTCCAAGACCAGCTCCACTAGCTTTAATATCTAATAATTTATCAATACCAATATTAGCTTTAACAGAATCAACCATTTTTCCTAAAGCAAAAGCATCAGTTCCTGGAACTGCTTGTAGCACAAATCCTGTTGCTCCTGTTGTCCAATCTGGATTACTTTCTATTGTGTCTAATGCACGTTGTGCATCAACCAAAACAGTACTAGCAATAGTAGCCTTACCTGACTCGCCAACTTCTTTTTTCTGTTTTGCTTCTTCTCTTGCTACTGATTCTTTTGTGCCAGGAATAGGTACTGCTACTGGCATTTGTGTATTAGGATCAATAAATCTAGTTCCATCAGGATTTAGTCTCCATAAATATCCTGAAGGTGGTTGCATTGTTGTGCCATCTGTTCCTTTTGGCGAAACCTCTTTAACAACTCTAGCTAAAGCATTTAATTCAGCATTTTCTGATACAGTTAATTCTCTATTAGGATCATTTTGAATTGTAAGCAATTCAATGTATCGATTTTTATAATCTTTATCACCTTGTTTCATTAAGACTAATTTAGATAAATCTTGAGTTTTTTGTACTTCACTTAATGATTGTGGCGTAAATTTAGATGTATCTATTTTTGCAAAAAGTGATTCTTCTTTTTTTTCAGGAAGTGGGCTTTGATAAACAACATTACCTTGTGCATCAACCAAAGCACCATCAACTGTGTACATTTTAGGTTCTTTTAATTGTTTGGCTATAGCTTGTTGTAATCCTGTGCCATACACATTACTAGCAGTTTGCATACCTCTAGTAAAGGATGTACCTGCATATGGTAAAAAACTACCTACTTGTCTTGTTCTTGGTGCTGTTAAAAAATCAACTGCTGTTGTAAGTAAACCAGCTTTAGTAGCTTGTTGTTGTAATGCTTTTTGTATTTCGTCATCTAATAATCCAACATTACCACCTAATTCTGGTGTCATAAATATGTTTGGAAATGTATATGCCATAGTTTTATCCTTATCCGAAAAATACTGGTTTTCTTCTTTGTTGTGCAATATTAACTGCTAATGGTTTACCAATAGTAGACTGTTTTGCTGGTTTAACAGGAACAGGCTGCATAAATGATGTAGGTTGTTCTTTACTTAAATTATTATAAGCCATCAAACCTGCTTGAGCATATGTATTTGGGGATATTTCACTTAATCCTCCTGTCACCGTATCCATAAAGCTAGGTTCATTTAATCTATCATATGCAACTTTATCTATAAATTGATCTGGTACATCAGGATTTTCTATTAAACCACTAGCTGAAATACTGCCTGATGGATAATATGTTCCGCCTACATTAACAAAACCTTCACTTTCTATAGAACCAGGAACAACTTTTGAAATATTAGATGTAATTGCTTCATTAGTTATATTAGGTAATGCGGACTGAAATCCTGCACCAGTCATATTTAAACCACCTAATGTTGGAGCTGTAACTGTAGATGGATCAAAAGAGGCAGCATCTTTTAATGTATTTAATGCACTTCCAAAATCAATTTGACTTAATAATCCACCAGTTGCACCACCAATCAATGCTCCTTGTAATGGGTCACGTCTTTGTAATAAAGATGTTCCTGCACCAATTAATGCAGGTACTAAAAAAGGTGTAAACCATGCCATAATTACTTACCTCCGCCAGATGTTCTAGCTGTTGTTGTTTGACCCATCGGTGCTCCATAAGCTGCTGATAGGAATGATTGTAGTTTGGTGTATGGTAAGTTTTGACCATACTCGTAACGACCAATATCAGCTTCTAATGCTTGACGCTGATAATCTTCTGCTGTTTGACCTACATTCATAAGTTGCTGAATGTCTGCATAGTCTGCACCTGCAAGACCTGGTGCTGCTTGTGCTGCTGCCATTTGTCTTTGTGCTTGTTGTTCTGCAAGACCACCTAATCCTTGTGTTGCTGCAAGAGCATTTTGGAAGGATTGTTGCTGTGCTGACATTTGTCGACCAAGTTGTGATTCTGCTAGACCGCCTAAACCTTGTGTAGCAGCTAATTGTTGCTGGAATTGTTGTCCTGAGATGTCGCTTAGTCTGCCTAATGCACCTTCTTGTAGACCTCTTTCCATGCCATATTGACTGTAAGCTAATTGACCTGCCTGTTGTGCTAGTGAATTTGCTAAATTCTGTTGTGCTCTTGATTGTAATTCTGTAGCAGCTCCACTACCATATCGACCTGCTAAAGATGCACCACTCCTAGCTTGATTAATAGCATCTAAATAATTAGTTGTTGCAGCCTGAGCACCTTGCATTAAAGCTGCGTTAAAGTATGGATTAGAGCCTAAATAAGCCCCACTAGCAGTCGTTTGTGTGCCTGGTAGACTTAAGTTACTACCACCACCTAATAATTGCTGATAGCTCGGTAATGCAGGATTTAATCCTGTTGTAATACCTGAACCTGCTTGCAACTGTTGATAACCTTGTAATGCTGGATTAACTGCTTGCTGTAAACCACTTACGGTTTGTTGTGCTTGCGGAACTAATGGTGAGCCTTGTAATGCTCTTGATTGTGCAGCCTGTAATGCTTGCTGTGTTTGTGTAGACGGAGATATGTATGTTTGACCAGGATAATATGATGGACCAGCTGTTTGATAGAGCTTTTGAGCCTCACCTAGTCCATAACTCACATACGGTTTGACCGTAGGGTCTAATTCTGACACAGTAGACTGTGTTTGCGATCCACCACCGCCACCACCACCCCAAAACGTGAGATAGTCGACTATTCCTGTGCCGAAAAATACATTAAATAACTTTCTAAAATTGAACATAATTTACTCCGTAAGTTTGAGTTCCATAAGTGTATATTTAGGTTTCATATTAAATTTCATTCGCCATAACCTAACAATAGCTGGTGATGACGTTGACCCTTGTATTTTTGTGCCACCACTTTTTATTATCCAGTCAACAAACTGTAACCAACTTTCTTGGCTTATTTTCCCACCAATGTAGCTGATATAGCATACTCGATCATTAGCATAGTCAAGCCACTCTATGGTCGCTGCTCCTGTGCATATTTGGTTTTCATTTAAAGTAATCAGTAGTGTTGTTTTGCCTTGTGTAACTAATACTTTAAGTTGGTCAATCGTGTATTCACCACTAGATGTTTGAATTGCTTTTTCTAAATGTGGTGATGATATACCCCAGAATTTATGTATTTGCTGAGGTGGTACAACATACAATGTATCCATAATATATCCTAGTAGTTATTATCCTACTATTATATATCCCCAAGTGTTATCTGACACACTATTAGGTAAATGAGTAATAGTTGCTTGTCCTTTTTGCCTATTGCTTACATATAACTCATGTGCTGACCCTGTTGTTTTTGATGGGTCTATCATTTGTAAATTAACCATTAATGCAGGAATTGCAGGTCTTACAAAAGGTGTTGTTTGTGCTACATAATTTTCTAAATAAATACCTGTATCATCTACTGATGCAACAACTTCAACATAATCATTAGCATCTAGTTCTAATGGGTGATTAATATTAATAGGCATATATCCATCTACACCACCATGACTTTCTACCACACTAAATTTTGTTGCAGAATGTGGCACATCTGTTCCATTTACCCTAACCCAAATATATGATTCATGGATTTGAACATCAGTATTTACAAATAAAGCAGATACATCTAAATCATAAACACCTGCATAACTGACTGTGATACGATTACTTGCTAATGACATACCTACTGTATATTCAGATTCTGATAAATCTAATATTTGTGGCGTGTTAACAGTTGCAAAAGTTATATCTGCTCTTTCTTCAAATGTTCCATAAGGATAAGAATTTGTAGCTGCCGCACTTAAAGTCAATGGAACTAATATAATCTGTGAATCAGGACTGATACGCTCATTGTAGATTGTGGTTGTGATTGCTCCACCTGTTGCCAGTGTGAATGTACCAGTATTATTTGTCTTACCATTTAAGATAAGATTAGTTACTTCTGCAATTTCACGAGTATCTGCATACTGTGGTTGTAGTCTACGAAACTGCATTATCGGTTACCTTGTGGTTTAACATCTACATCAATAGATACTGCATCTGTCCAGTTACCTGTAGGCTGTACCAAGAACCTATGATAGCGACCAGCACTGCGGACATTGGCACGACCATCTGTAGTAGTGACTACATTAACACCAAATACGCTGTTATCAGATAATTCTTTACGAGAAGCTACCTTAATATTAGCAGAGCCATTATCTATCTGTGGTCTGACTAATGTCACAACAGAGTTATAACCTAATTCAATATCTGGTGTAATGAGTTGTGAGTCGTATGTAGAGCCTGTAAAGGTGACAATCTTGTCGTTTTTAAATCCTGCAAATAAGAACTTACCACCCACCCATAATCGGTCATCCAGTGATGCAGGAATAGCCTCTAATGTTCCATAACCTAGAGATATTTCTAATGACTCTAATGTTTCACCAGTTGTTGCAATACCACCAACCCCTGTAGAAACAGTAGTTGCTCTTGACCATTTGTTTAACTGCCAGTTGTAAATTAAGATACTACGGCTACCGTCCACATTAGCATAGTTCCATACGACTAGCTTTTTAATAGGGTCTACAGCAGCAGAGATGCTATCTAAATCTGTTAAGTCAGCATTTTTAAAGAAGTATCTATCTACTTTTTCTGTACCAATCCCTGTGACTGTTTGTCCGTCACATTTATAAAAACCGTCAGCAGAGAGGAAGAATGATGTTGCACCGTACTGTGCAATACTGTTACCTTCTAAACATCCTAATCCTCTTGATATGGTATCGAACTGAAAGAATAATGGAGAACCAGAATAGGTCATACGCACAATAGAACGCTCTAAAAAGATAAGTCCTATCTCACCACCTGTAATCCCAGTAATGTCACCACCATCAGGAATAATCTGATAATCTGCTTGAGATGTAGTGCCACTTGTCCATGTTGTTTCATCGTTAATATCAGACCACTGCACTTTGTTAGTATCTGTACCAGCACCAATGTTAGCAGTGACTACAAAGTCTCTTACAACTGTCACATATTTAGCTGTTGGAGCAGATGCAGATAAGTCAGCAAATGCTGCTGATGCACCGATTGTCCATGCTTGTAATTTGTCTTGATTGTTAGCACAAATGACTACTTTACCAAATTGACAGAAGTGCCATGTGTTACCAGAATAACCGCCTGATTTAGATTTGTCATCTAACGATAAGTCTGTGGCATCTAGTTTAAATATCTTGTCTGTACTGCCTGCAAAGATAACCACTTCATCACCGTATTTAGCACCAAACACAGAGTTAAGGTTAGAGGATGCGGCTTGTGAAAAATCTACAGCGTTAGCAAATGGTGCATAGCCTACAGAAGTAGGGTACACATTCTTTGCATCTCTTAATGATGTCATAGAAGGTTGGTCAGGTAACCACTCATCAAACTGTATTCTTGTTCCCATTCTATTCCTTATGTTCTTGGTAAAATTTACTAATGTCTTGCTCTGTTAATACATAAGCATTGACAGTTTTATTGTTAATTTGTTTTAATAACCGATGCCGACCATCAATCATTCTGTATGGTTTGTTGTGTGGGTTTTGCATACCCTGTACCACAATGACTGGATAGTTTGTATTAGCTGTGATGTATCGAGCCTCTGTCTTATCTATACTGTCTAATTCTTTGTGTGATATGTCAGCAATCTGTATCTCTTGTGACGGTATCTGTTTAAACTGTATATATTGTATGACTTGTAATACATTGATAAACATATCAGGTGTGTTATCTAACCTCCACTCACCTGTCATGATGTGTTTCATTCTAATCTAAATCCAAAGCTAAACCGATTAGCATAACTGCCTACACAATGCCATAACTGCTCTGGCAATGCTGGTATATCAAACTCTCTGACCGTAATACCTATGTTGTCATAGTCTGTAATAATGTCATTTCCTTGTTTGTATCTAAAGAATGACTGACCGTCTGTGTATGTAATGTAAACACGCTTACAAGGTTTGTTAGAGTTTGTATGCCAACCCATGTAACCTGTTTTAGGATAGTAGTAATGACCGCTATCTATAATATTGTAATCAGGATAAAGTTCTTGCATGATGTGCATAAACTTACCTGTATTACGACTACCAAAGTCTATGTAATAACTATCATGACTCACTGGTATATCTTTTGAAAAGTCATATTCTAAATGGCTTTCCCAGTTAGGTACTTCTTTTATTCCTTTTAATTTACTTCTATAAATAATATCAGGAACAATACTTTCTGCTAATATTAGTATTTTAGAATTTAGATTTGTATTTTTCTGCATAATCCACTAACAATGATTGTGGATAAGTTTTAGCCACATCTAGCCCAGTGTGTGCATTAGAGTAATCTAAACTTTGTGGCATATCTCTTAATGCTTGTTTATCTGCTTCTATTTCTGCAACTAATGCAGAGTTGTTAGATGCTAATGCTCTGGTTTGATAGCCGTCTAATACTTTAAATGCGTTTGCTCTAATTTGTTTGTAGAGGTTGAGGAAATAAGATTTGAGTAAATCTAAATCAAACACAATGTCTGTAGGATTGTCTTGGTTATCAAATACGCACTTGTCAATATGAATGTGTTTAGCACTTTCTTCTGCTTTCATATTTTCGTTATGAGGTTTAACTAATGTCCTAGAACCATGAGGAATTACACCTTCTGCTTTTAACACATCTACTGTTTTATCAGTAATAGTAAAAGCAACTTTGTTTGTTCCAACTGGTGTATTAAAGTAAACTATATTCATTCTTTATCCTTATGTGTAAATAACAGCAGTAATGTATGTAGGGTCAACCGCAGTAATACCAAACATTTGTGTAGCGTTACCGTCACCATCAGCAGCAGAGAACACCACATAATCGTTGTATGTTCTAATGGCTCTAATGTTAAATGTGCTATCAGCACGACTGTATACCATTGTATTATAGAGGTCTAATGTGAAATCACTCCCTGTTACCCCTGTACCTTGTGATAATACAGCTTGGTCTACATTCCCTAATACAACACAGTAATTAGCATCGCCATCTCTAATACCTGTATCCAATGTAATAGTGTAGTCACCTGTCCCATTCTTAACTAATGTTAAGTTAGAACTAGCAATAACAGAACCTGTCGAGCCATTAAATGCAATGTATCCAGCAGCAGAAGCTGTATTACCTACTAGCTCTTTTACAAAAGCTGTCGTAGCAATCTTGGTACTGTCATCTGTAGATGCTTGTGTAGTTGTGGTAGGAGAACCTGCTAAATTAACACTGTCTGCAATTTGGTCTGTGCCTACTGCATCATCGGCAATTTTAGCACTGGTAATAGCATCTGCATCTATATCAGCAGTAGCGACTGTAGATTTTACAGCTAATGCACCTAAACCTAAATTTGTTCTAGCATCGGCTGCTGTTCCTGCATTTGTTCCACCAGAAGCAATCGGTAGTTTATCACCACTGATTCCAGACTGCCAGTCTTTAAGATGAGCCATCACCTCACGAATAGCATTGTTAATGCCTGATGGAGGACAACCTTCTGCAATATTAACACCATCTACATCGGTGTTATTACTTGCGGTTGAATCGTATTCTGATATTTTGGTTTTTGCCATGTTTTATCCTTGTCGTAACCATGTGTTTGATTCAGGTGTATCTTCCACCCATACTTCGTTTCCAGATGATACAGTAGACCATGTTTCTGCTCCTACTGCACTATCTGACCATTCTTCGCCTAACACATAACCTAAAGCAGTTATTGTGCCATTAGCATTTATAATTGCATCACCACTAAATGTTGCATTACCTAAACAGTTGACTAGAGCTTGTGCATCTATCACTGTATTTACATCTTTAATTAAACCACCTAGTGTATAGACTTCTGCACTAGCACTCATACTTGCACTAGACCTAGCCTCACTAAATCCGTTAGCTGTAACGCTGGCATTGGAGAATATTACACCACTAGCTACTGCGAGAGAGAATCCTTCTGCATCAAATAATGCGTAACCTACAATATCACCAGATGTATTTCTAATTCTTAAGTATGATACAGATGCACTTGCCTCACCTGTAATTGCACCAGATACTGTTGCTATTTTTGTTGCATCTATAGTGACTGCACCAGATGAATTGATACCAGCATCAGCACTAAATATAGCTACACCATTAGTTGTTATAGTCGCAGTAGATGATATATCACCACTAAATGTGCGTAATCTTACAGCAGTAGATACAAGAGTGGCATCAGCAGTAATATTAGCTTCACCTAATAAAACTGCACCTGCACCTAGTGTACTAAAAGGTGATTGAGAAAATGCAGATATGCCAAACATTATACACCTACATCAGGTAATGTTGCTGATTTTAATTCCTCTACTGTTGTCATACTGTCTACTTGATTTGTTGCATCTCTTAATTGCTGTTTTTTAGTAACAATCGCAGATGTGTCAGCACCTGTTTCTTGTGCTTTTATAAACTCAATATCTAATGCTTGTAGTTTAGGTGCTCTTTCAGCACGAAGTTTGTCTTTAGTAATATCTTTAGCTTTAGCTATGTCTATTTTTATTCCCATGTCCATGCGTTCCTAAAAGTTCTGTCAGAAGGTATTTCTGAATTGTCTACGATATGATACTCTTTACCAGATGGTACATCTTTAGCTGCTATTTCTTCTACTGTTAATCCACAATCTGCTGGAACAATTATAGATACTGAACCATCATCGTTTTTATATACTATTCTTTTATCCATAATTTTTCCTTATCTAAATATTGCAATTTCTGCATTTGCTGGGTCACTAGCAGAACCACTAGATGATTCTCTTACAAATCTCCTTGATGTTGTGGTTGGTGCTGTAAGACTTGGGTCTACTGGACCAAAAGAATAATTTAATGCTGCTCCAGAGAGTGTTGAACTGCCACATACAGAAGCATAATTAGTGTCAGGCATAGCAGTTGCAAAATTGACTGTGTAGTCACCTGTACCATTATCAGTAATAGAACTAACATTACCACTTGCTCTTATTGCTACTGTTCCTGTTCCGTTAAAGTTTACCCATGCACGACAAGCATATACAGGAGCAGAACCGCTAGCATTAAATAAACTTAAAGCATCACTATCGCTATAGGAAGATACACCAGTTACAGTTCCACTAAATGTCATATTGTTAGGAACAGTTAAATTACCACTTGCATCTATAGATAATATAGCACTTCCGTCTTGCTCTATCGTTGAACCAGATGCTGTGGGTTTTATACTAATGGTCATTACTGAACTCCGTCTAGTTGTTCCTGTGTAGGTTGAGCTAATGTTGGGTGATTCCATTCTCTGATGTAGTCACCTTTACCATCGCTATCATTCTGAAGCATGATTGTACCAGTAGTTGGTGCAAAGTCTGCATCAGTTAAGTCTGGGTAAAGTGTTGTTATTTTTTCGTAAAGTGTCATGTTTTATCCTTATGTTTGATGTAATAATACAACTGAAAAGCTACATCTGTTTGGTTCGATTGCTTTTGCAGCTCCACTGCTATGATATGTATAAAACTCTAAAGTATCATTTTCTGAAAGATGCAATAATTTAATGTGTACATTATTGTGTTTTTCAGAAGTGCTATTAATTATATTACCATGTTGTTGCCAAGCATCTTTATGTCCTTTAGAAACACTACTACCTCCATTTAAATATATACCAGAATGTAATACATTAGGACCATCTCTCAATTCTATTGTATGATTTACAAGATATAATCCATTATATGGAACAGTATATGTATATGTTGATGTATTATAGTTACTTGCAGAACCAGTATAAAATGCTACAGTATCATACTGAACTTTAGTACCTGTAACATTACTAATACTTTGAGCAGAAGATGCATGAACAACAATAGATACAGGAGCTTGTGGCTTATATCCATTAGCATTGAACTGACCTACCTCTGTAGGATTATCTGCATTACCGACACCAATCCTTAATGTTCCATCAGGTGTTGCTGGTTGATAGATAGTAAAGTTATTGCTAGAGGTAGCATCTGTTCCGACTTGTAGTTTCTTTGATTTTACTGTACTCATTCTGAACCTTTAGGATATTTGTTTTTTACTGCTTGTATTTTATCTGCCATTTCTTGTGGGAATACACCTGCATGAAATAGTGCATCTAATTGGTCACCAATTGGTGGGTATTCAGATACTCTATTTCTTTGGTATTGCGTAGAAGCATATTCTGCATTTAATTCTGCAACTTTAGCAGTCACTTCTTCTAATGTAGGTTTAGTTTGTTCAGTATCTTTCCAAATTAGATTATTATAATCTTCACCTTCCATTTCCCATGTAGCGTTTGGTCTTAATGCTACTAATGCTTTTGAAATATTCATTATCCAGCTACCTCCATAAGAATCATATTACATATGTTTGTAGAATGAGGGCTGTCTGTACTATCTGTGTAATTTGCTGTTCTATTTAAATACAATACAGTTCCTTCACCAGCAAAATATGTTTTATAAGTTGTTGCACTTGTTGTTGCAGGGCTGTCCATGTATTGAAATGATATTGAGTTTACATGATTTCCATCTTCACCTTGACCATTACTAGAAAATGTACCTTGTTTTCTGTTTCCAACTGAATTACCGACACCGATATCTGTAGAATTTCTAACTAATTTATGAACCCAGCCATTTGCGTTAATATCAATTTTACCAAAATTAACCATAATTAATATTTTACTAGATGTAGAAGATGGTGTAATAGTTGTTGCTAATTCAGTTATTTCTGTCCAAGTATGAGAGGAATAGCTATATGTTTTATTTGCAGTATAAACAGTTTGCACTACTTGTAATATTTTTCCACCTACACCAGAACCTAAATCAGAAGATGTAATAGTTCCATCAACAATTTTATCTACACCTGTATCACCATATACTTTAGTTACCATTATACAACACTCCATGTAGAACCATCACCGATTGTAATAACAATACCATCTGCTACAGTTACAGGACCAGCAGTCATAGCATTGCGATTGTCTGCGAGTGTGTAGTCAGTATCTAGTGTAATACTGTTTTCTACAAAACCTATGCCATTTATAGTAATGCTCATTCTGCCTCCTCTGGTGTGTTACCTTCTGCTACCCATTCTAGGTATTCTTGATAGTCTGTGTTAGCTTCGTCTTTAGGTATAAAAGTATTGTCAGTAGTTCTTAATATTACATTTGCTTCTATACTATTTTCATCGTTAATTTTTTTATACATTTATAACTCCGCACTAAATGCTGCTGATTTATCTGTTCTTAAAACTGCAAACTGAACTGTTGTTCCTCCAGTCCAACCATTTATCGCTATTGATGCTCCTGTTTGGGATAGTTCAGTAAAATATATAGCAGAACCACTACTGGTTTTGTTACCATTATGTCTAATAGTTAATGCTGTATTTAATAAAGTAACTGATGGTGTTGCTCTCATTTCACAATAATATCTAACACCCCACCATATTTGAGTAGAACTATCCCAATGACCAATACACCCATTACCAAATGGTATTTGATAATACCTCTGACATCTTGCTAACTCCATATCATAAGGTCTGTGTTCAAATGGTGTAGCTATATCTCCTTTTTCAAATTGTATTTGAGAGAAATCTATTGTGCCTGTATTTGTATCTGTAATTTGCACTCCTACCCATAAACTATGGTTGTTATCTGTACCTAGTGTTTTACCTGATATTGATGGAACATTAACAGTAAATGTAAACTTTTGCCAATCAGTTGTTAAAGCTACTGTGCCTAAAGATGTAACAACAGTAGCTGAAGGAGAGCCACCTGTGCCAAAATATTGCACTATTCTTGCATTAATAGTTGTAGAACCTGATGGACGTCTAGCATAAAAAGATAATGTAGCTGTTTGTCCAGCTAAAGTTCTTACATCTTCAATTCTTTGGTGAACTTCATAATTTTGACTATTAGAGTTAATTGTCCATCTTCCATAATAACTTGGTTCATTAGGAACTTCAGTTTGTCCTAATGTAAATGACTGTCTTGCAAAACTACCACTAGCTGCACCAACCTTAAATCTATCGGCAGTATAAGCTGAACCACTTAATGATATTGATGTTCCTCTTTGCCATATATCAAAATTACCATTGATGATAAGATTGCGTACACCTAAAGCATTTTGTGTTGCTAGTGTGCTAGAAGTGGCAGGTAGGTTTAGTGTTGTTGTTCCTGCAACTGCTGGTGCTTGTATGGTAACTTCACCAGATGTATCGCCTTTTAGTTTTATACTTGCCATTAAACTACCTCTGTCCAATTCGTAATAGATTCATTCCAGATATACTGACCTTCTTCAGGCATGGGAACTGGTGCTTCCCATAAACAAGTGGTTTCATTTAGTGTCCATGATGCAAATGGTTGTGGTGGAATAAACGCATCTTTTTCTCTATCGTAAGTATAACCAATACCTGCAAAGTTTTTTCTTAATGGTGTTCCACCTAATGTATGTTCACCACCATGTGTATTATAAGATGTCTGTATCCATTCACCTGCTGAATCATCTACAAATGTATCAAAAAATTCTTGTTCAGCAACTATGACTTTAGTTACGATACCATCTGTTACTTTTGCGTAATGTGCCATATATATCCTTATGCCGTAAATGTTCCTGATGATGTAAATGTGTGATATGTGTATCCACCCGATGATGTAACTGTACCACCAGTTCCTCTTTGTGAACCTTGATATCTTATTATAACTATTCCTGACCCGCCATTAGCACCAATTGTACCTCCAACACCAGCTTGACCACCACCTCCACCGCCTCCACCACCTGTGTTTGCTGTTCCAGCAGTAACTGTTCCCATATTTGTACCTCCAGCACCTCCGCCACCAGAGCCACCTGCTCCTCCAGCTCCACCAGCGTTACCGCCACCACCACCGCCTCCTCCTGCGTAAGTTGAACCATTATCCCAAGTTTTTCCTGAACCTCCTGCACCACCACTATTTCCAGAAGCATTAGCACCAACAGCATTAGCTCCTCCTCCGCCACCAGAACCTTGATACCCTCCAGCAGCAGAAGTTCCTCCAGCCGAACCTTGTCCAGATGTTCCACTACCACCAGCATATGATCCACTTCTACCTGAACCACCACCGCCAGAACCACCTGACTTTCCTATTACAGCATCTAAACCACCAGTACCACCACCAACGGCAGTTAAACTATTAAATGTAGTATCAGAACCACTTGGAAATGTATTAGGAGCATTAGTCCCTGTGCCACCAGCTCCTACAGTAATACTATAACTATTTCCAATTAATGCAGTAGATGAACCAGCAATATAACCTCCAGCTCCACCGCCTCCACCATGAGAACCTGCTCCACCACCACCTCCAGCAACTATAAGATAATTAAATGCGTAATTATTAGGGTTGTCTCTAAATACTGACCAACCATTTGTTGTATATATTTCTGGTTCGTTTAGTGTGGTGTTAAAACCAATAAGACCTTGTGTTGGAGTAGATGGTCTTGTAGCTGTAGTCCATTGTGGTAACTCTAAACCATCAGCACCAAACTTAATCATTTTAGTGCCGTTTTGTTGAAATTCTATTTCACCACTCGTATCAGGAGTAATAACCAATCCGTTTGTTGTATCTGCATTTATTGTAACTGCCATTATACGACCTTCCAATTAGAACCTGATGGAACTGTAACACTTACTCCACCATTTATTGTGACTGGACCAACTGATAAAGCATGATAGCTGTTAGGCACAGTAAAGTTCGCACTTACTGTTGTAGAGTTTACAAAGATTCCGTTACTCGCACCCATTTGTTCTGCATATATTGTATTAGTATCATCTTTATGTCCTGATTTTTCAGCAGGATATGTAACAAATACATTACTTGTGCCTGATAGTGTAATCGCACTACCACTGTTGCTAGACTCTAGTATGGTATCACGAGATAAAGTTGTGCCTGATGCTGTGTAAGTACCTAGACCAACTTCCCAATCATTACCAGAAGTTATGGCATAGTAGGTTGTATTACCATCACCTATTACAGAGAATGTTTGGAAACCTGTGACTGCACCAGCAAGCGTGACTGTACCTGTGCCTGTGGTCGTAGTAGTTTCCTGTACTCTATCCTTAACGACTAATGCCATTATTTATCCTTACGCTAATGTAACTGATAAGTTGCCAGTTGTAATCTTGAAGATGTCACCAGAGTCGATTGTTTTAGCTGTGTCTAAACCTGTATGGAATAATAAGTTTCCAGCAGTAGAAGCATCATATAAACCTACATGAGTAACTTCACCCCAAGATGCTGTTGCTGTTGGAAAAGTGACATCAGCAGAGTTTGTAGAAACACCATTGGATGGAGCACCAAATGTTACTGCTGTTCTAGCATATGATGTTCCTGATGTTGATACCTCTGTGCCTGCATCTGCATCTGTTGGGTCGTTTGTAAATAAACCTACATACACAGTCGTAGGAGATGTGTAAGATGTGTTGCGGAGAACAGCATTGATAATTGCGTTCTCTAAATAATTACTAAATTCAGCCATTGTTGTTTACCTCGTTGATAATGTTATTGACATAGGAGAAGATGGATATTCGCTATCATCATCACTTGCTCTTAATGATGCTAGACCTCTATCATATAAAGATGCCCAAGTTGCTAATCGTTCATCGTTCAT